TTGCTTTTCAAAAAGTTTGCTATTACTTTATGTTGCGATCCATAGTTGTCATATAGATTTTCGCCCGTTGCGTTTGATTTCTTTTCAAAGCTATGTTCAGTAGCTGAAGGATCTTTTTTTGGCTTGCTACAATCATCATTTGGATCTTAGGTAGAATTGTCGTAGTCAAAAGTATCATTGTCGTCGCTTGTCGACTTCTTTTCATAGCTTGAACTTTTTTCAATTTTCTTCCATGCTCCAGCTGCGTCAGGTCTAGTACCATATTGGTGGTCTGATGTCAGCCCGGCGCCTTCTTCAGAGGCCACGTAAAAAGCCATATCCATTAGTTGCTTTTGTAATCCATTTCCCCTATAAGCATCAGCGACATAAATTGCCGAGATTTGGTACGTATCTGCTATACATGGCTCCTTTGACATTATAGTGGAGATTACTAAGTCTATGCTTCCAATCATTTCTGCTTCTGTATAGTGAGCTCCGCTTTTCATTTCTTTGCGCGAAAGCTTTCTAATACCTCTTGGGTTGTACAAAATTATTTTTTTTCTTCTTCCTTTTTGATCTAGTGCGATCATACATGTTTCTGCTGGATTAAAGTTACTAGCTTCTTTCTCGTCATCCATTCCTAAGAACTTTCTCCAACTTTCCATTATAAGTTTTTGACTACTCATAAGTGTATCTTCCATACATGTATGGAGCAAATAGATTTTGCTGCCTGATAGATCCCTTCTCTTCTTCGTGAGGTACTTCGCCAAACTCAGTAGAATATTCTCCATCTGGTGAAACTAGATGATCATCTTGTACATCATCATAAGCTGTTGTGCCTTTTATATAAGAATCCTCTGTTGTCATCCATTCGGATATGACCAACAAAGCAACTTTGTTTACATCAGTTTCGGTAGAAGTCATTAGTTGACCCTCTAGAGATCCATAGATGTTCCCACCTTTGATAGAATTATATTCTAAAATTCCTTTTCTTCTCATGAACTCTAGAAGTCTAGCTTCTGCACCGTAAGTAAAATCCGACAAAGTCTCTTTTGCAAATGTTATAATTTTTCCTTGCTTTTGACTTATTACAATATCAATGTCTTTATGATCTAAAATCATAATATCGCCATTTACAGCTGATCGAGACATTAGCTTAAAATCTAATTTGTCTTTCTCTACGATCTCTATCTTGACGGTTTTCTCTTTTGGTGGTGGTGCTACTTGCTCTTGTTCAGTAGAAATTTTAACATTAATCGACATCTCTTTGAACCTCCGCTAACAAGTCTTGAATGTAAAAGATTTCTTCTACAGACGCTTCGCTTAGTGGCACTTTTGCATAATTATCTAGCTTTTGCCTAACTCTTTTGAAATTCTCATTTAATGGTGATGTTGCATCTTTCTCTATCTTGGAATCAAATGCATTTTTTAATCTTCCAATTTCTTCATTAAGATAGCACTTTAGCCCTAGGCCATTGTCTGCGAAAGATGTGATAAAGTTGCTGAGTAGGTCTTTTTGTTCTTTTAGTAATGTATGTTCGTATGTGTCATTAAATCTTTTGACAAACATGTGAAACTCTAGCTTGTCAATGTGTTGCATTTCGACAAGGGGTTTTTCTTCCCTGCCTACCATACCCAACATCTTATCTTCAAGCATAATTCTTTTCTTAGCTTTTAGCGAACTATCTTGCAAAAATAGACCAACTGTGGCTAAGTCTTTGTAGTTAGGTACAAAGTTTGAAAATACTTGGCCACTAAGCACCTTGTTGATTTTTGAAATTAGAGATGTTTGCTCATTAAATATTTCTTTCCTGTTTAGATCGTTGAAATCTTTTTTAGTTTCAATCAAAAATCTTTTGGAATAATCTTTACCCATTCCTTTCGATTCCAAAATAGAAGAGTAAAGGTCGAGTTCCTGCTTAAGAGGCTTTCCTTTTGAGAAGAATTCTCTTAAAAGACCCTTGACTTTTGTTTGCTTGACTTTGTTCTCTTGAACAATTGCTTTTGTTAATTCACGAATTAGACATTCGTAAAGAAAAGCGGTATTTCTTTTCTTATTATGTTTCATGTTATATCTCCATTAAGTAAAAGTTTAATTAAATCGAAATCATTCCAAACAACCCACGTGCTTCATCAGCTGCTACTTCTCTGGAACTACGAGAGGCACGCATCATTTGTGTGGTGTCTTTATTCATTTTTGCTAGACTATTGCGGACGATTGACTCTTGTTCGCCAAATAAGTCACGTAATTTTTTTATTTCTTCCCAAATCTTAGCTTTTTTATTTTCCACCTCTTGTAAAAAAACATCATTCTGGCGCTTGATGATTTGCCAAGGCTGGATTGGATTCGCTTTTAAGTACTCTTCCTTTTGTTTGCTAATCTCGTCGGACTCTAAATCTAGATTTCTCGCTTCTCTAGCTATTTCTATAAGTCTAAAACAATTGTCTAAAAAAGTTTTTTCTTCATCATCAAGTTGATCTCTAGCAAATTCATATAATTGTTCTGCTTGATAAACCCCTTCTTTAGTGCTCATCAAAGTTATCAATTTATTATAGTAATCTGTTCCACCGCTAGGCATGCTCTCATGGAGAGTTGCCTGAAGTTCTTCTTTAATGATTCGCTTAAGTGTTTCTTTTGTAAGTTTCATTTTCTTCTGTCGGCTCTTCTAGTGTTCGATGCAGCAAAATAATTTCTCTTTGCTGCTGCTTTCTGCTTTGGCGTATTAGAGTATTCATTATCAATGCTTGAAAAGGTTTCACCTTCTTGATTACTAGTAGCAGTGTAAAAATCTTGCATTTGCTGATCTGTCATTTCTGATGTATCAGGAAATGAATCAGCGACATCTTCATGGCCATGAGCAAGTCCCATCATTCTTTGTGTGTTCATGTCAAGAATGTAGTCTTCATAGGAAGGGTCGACACCAAGTGCACTCATGAGCATACGAGCTTGTTCGATATACTCTGGTTTATTAGTTGCTAGCAGGGCTGTGATCTTCCCTTGTTGCTCAGGGGTGATGTTGCCTTCAGCAGGTGGGATGGTCATTGACTCATCCATGACCGCTTCGAGCTCTTCTTTGATAATTTGTTTTAATGTTTCTTTATTAAGTTTCATTTGGACTTTCCTTTTTGTTTAATGTTTCAATTAGATTTTTGAGATCCATACTTGTATTAAATAGGTTGTCTTCTTCTATTTGGTTGGCCTCGTAGATACCTCTAGATAAAGAGTCCATTCCTCCAAAGCCTACTTTACCCGGAAAGGTTGTTCTCGCTGTAGATCCACGAACTTCACCACTAAATGCTTGGTTTTTCATTTGCTTTGAGAAGCCACCTTTGCGATAAGAAATTTTGTGCCTTTTGTATGGCCCTCTCTTTTTTGGGGTTGCATCATCATCACGTTTAGCAGGTGGTTCCGCAAGCAAATCAGGCTCATCTCCTCCACTATCTGCAGGTGTGTCAATATCTCCCCCTAAGTCATCTCCTCCTAAGTCACCACCTAGATCGTCACCACCGAGGTCCATATCTCCCCCTAAGTCATCACCTCCTCCACCGAGGTCCATATCTCCACCGCCTTCTTCCGGTGGTTGTGCAGCGGCTTCAAGTTCTGCCATAAACTTCTTGTCTGTAAACATTTCTCTTTGCATTCTCAAGTATTCGTCTTGCGATAATCCAAGTAGATTTTCTGAAACCCAGCGACGAGAGAAGTATCCCTCTGTTGCAGCTCCAGCGATATCAAACTTGGTCTTCCAGTGTTCAAGCTCTTGCATCTCAGCAATTTTAGATGGATTGTTGAGAGACAGTTTGAAATTAAGAAGATCGTCTCCACGATATCCAAGAGTGTACAAATGAATGATACCAATCTTTTCCAGTTCAGAGATGAGAACTCGTTGAAGTCTTTGAATAGTTCTTGCGAACCGGATGTCCTTCTGTGCTAATGTTGTTTTATCTTCAGTACCCCCTTCGCCCATTGATAGATAAGATTGTGGGACTTTAAGTGCTGAGAACAATTTGTCTCTAAGATACTTAACGTCTTCGATCTGTGCTGTGAATTGCCCTCCAGGAAGGTTCTCGATGTTCGTAGAGGACTGTCCGCCTCTAATGGGGATAAAGTAGTCCTCTTCAATTGAAAGAGGGTTGTAGCGTAAATCTACGCGTCCTGTGGTTGGATCTACAACTTGGTGTCGCTTCATCTGTGTCATAACTTTCTGCATGTACTGTTCGACATCTTGAGGGGCGATGCCTCCTACGTCAACCTTGAATACACGACGCTCTGGTGATCGTGTAATGCGATAGGCCATCATTGCGTCCTCTAAGAGCGTAAGTTGTCTCCAGATGCGTCTGGAGGGCTCTAAAGCGGATGTTCCATAAGGAGCATGTTTATCGTTTCCTAGGACACGAAAGTGAGCCATCTGCCAATTCTCTAGAGTTAAACCTGCTGAGTTCCATTGGAACTGTACATAATTCGGATTTGTTGGGTCTTCACCTTCAAGTCTCTCGACTTCTTGAGGAGGTAATCCAATGCAGTTTTGTAAACCTTTTTCTTCGTCAAGGTCAAGATATAAAAACATGTCTCCGTACTTACACATGGTTCTTGCCCAACCAAAGAGGTTGTGTTCGATATTCATTACATTATAGTACAATGCATGAAGAATGTATTTAATTTCATCATTCGGACACTTGATGTGCAACATTGGATTCAAGGCTGAGTGCGTGGTCATCTCGTCTGCATAAATGTCTAAAGAAGATGCAATCTCAGGCGTGAACTCCATTTGATCAAAATCAACATATCGCTCTGATCGATTTCTGTTTGAAATCATGTTGAGCGTCATGATGTTCATCGGGTTATATTCAGTCTTTTTGAACTGTTGTCCTGAAGCCGACTTGAAACGCTTTGCGTAGATGTCTAAGTGCCGTCGTCTAAGTTGCCTCCCAGATTGTGTTCTCCGTTGGGTCATCGGACCTGAGAATATTCTTGTTAAAGATTTGAACAAATCATTCTTATTATTATTCGGGTTTCTTTCGTTACGGGCCATTTTCTATCCTTTGTATATCCACAAAAATTCTTTTGCTTTTTTTATCTCCTCTTCGTGTTTTTCAGCGAACGTTTCTTTGTAAATCTTTTGGCCTTTGATTTGAGTATTCATAGTCGTTGTAGACTTCATCAAACCATCTAGCATCGCCTTTTTGTAAGCCATGTCTCTTTCGTTTTCTGAGAGGGCCGTGTCTCTCACCCAGCATGCTATTGCGAGGGACATAACCAAATCATCATTGTAAGAGCGCATTGCTTGAGGCTTGCCGTTGTGCCAAATAAAAGTTTTTAGTTCGTGAAAAACACGATTGGAGTGTATATTAATTAGTTTGTTTCTAACGTACTCCTCCAATTTGGCTACAATTAGCGGTCTTGTCTTTGTCGATGTTGTGAAACCAAGTACGGCTCTGTCGTCATTTTCGGCTAGATAAGACTCTACATATTCATGAGTGGACTTGATGGAATAGTAAATTTTTGGATACTGTAGTTCTTTCAGCTTCTCGAGAACAGCTATACCAATTCCATTATTTTCAACTACCAACAAACAGTTGCCATATTCTCTACCTGCTGAGAATAATATGTCAGCGTACATATCAAGATCAGGTTTCCCTTGATACTCGGCTACGACTGTCATAGTGTCCACTCTTAGTATATGGAAGCAACTAAAATCTGCACCGTCACCACGAGCAACATCTGCCACAAGAAGGTATGGACATGTATCTTCATATCTCTCCCAGATCCAAAAGTTGCGGTCATACCCAGTTTTATACTCAGGTTCGACTATTAATTCATGAATCCTTTGAAGGTCCTCTGGATTAATTACTGTTTCACCAGAAGCGTTAAATGAGCACTCAAGCTCCTGCGCTATCTGTCTCTTCGACATGTTTCTAGTTTCTTTCTCGAACCATTCTGCGTCTCTATCTGGATGTACGTCCCAATTTAATTTGGTTGGGAAAAAATCATTGTTACCAGTCTCAGCTTCAGTGTAAGACTTGTGAAACCAGTTTCCGACGCCGTTAGGGGTGCTCAGAGCGATGCAGCGGCCCCCTGTAGACAAAGTAGGGTAAAGACCCGTCCAAAGCTCTTCAAGGCCGTCAACGAACGCTGCCTCATCAATAATGAGAAGCGACAAAGCTTCTGAACGACCAGCGTCACCTGATGTGGTTCCAGCTTTAACCTGAGATCCGTTTGTCAACTCGAATGATTGTTTGTTGTCAGTAGCAATTTTCGCAATCATCATCCATGGTGGAAGGTTTTTGAAGATCATCTTGACCTTCTTTACGAGGTTTACCGCTGTAGATAGTTTCGTTGCGATTACGAGAACATTCTTTTCTCGATGAAATAACATGAACCAAGCAACATAAGCAGCCGAGATGGTTGAGATCCCGAGCTGCCTTGCTTTTAAAATTACGTTAAAACGATAATCATTAAAGCTCTTGAGCATGTCCTTTTGATAGTCATAAGTCTTAAAAGGAATTTGACCGTGCATTGGGTGAGAGATCTTACAATAATTATCAATAAAATACTGAGGATCTTTTCCGCACTTTACAAGTTCTTTAACAATTTCATTTTTGGTGAGTTTCATTCAGCCTCAATAATATATTTTATTCTTCTTTGAAACCTTTTCCGGTCACGAAACTTCCTGCTTTTTGGAGAAAGGATCTTTTTCCCGATTTACCACCACCAGAGGAAACTTCAGCTTCTGCTTTCTTTCTAGCTTTTTTCTTAAGATTTTCCATTTGTTTAATTGCTTCAGAGGCTGATGCCGAGATGTACCCATCTATTTCTTCACCAGTAGCATCGCCACTAGATCTCGATCCGGAAATATTTTCTAAGCTATGTAGCCTGTGGATCTGGTTTTTAACCAAAGCATTTCTAATATCGCTAACATACTTTGACGCGTACTTTTGCATCAGTTTTCCATAGTAACTACGTAAAACACGATCCATAATTTCTTCTTGAGCCTCAGACATCATTTCTTTGACTAATTCATCCGCACGAGCATTGATTGCAGCATTGTCTCTTGATTGTGCGCCGTCTGCTGCTGCACCTGCTCTTCTCTTCTTTTCCATATCGTCAGCTGAGTGCTTACCTAGGCCGTGAACTCCACGTTCCGCGGCTGCGTCTCTACCACTATGACGGTATTCTCCTTCACTCATAACTGCTTCCAACTCTTCTTTGATGAGTTTTTTTAGTGTTTCTTTTGTAAGTTTCATTTCTGATTATCCTTTGGGTTTATTTTTTCATTTTGAGGTCGCTTTGCTTTTGCGGTCTCTAAGAATTTCTTTGTAATGTCTCGGACGCTTGGCTCTGATGGTTGACCGATGCCATCCATACTCAATCCGCCAATCTTATAGTGTTGATAAGCTTGCACAAATGTACGAACTCTGGATGTTGTTTGTACAATCATTTGCGGTTCACCCTTTGCAGTCAAGGAAATAGATTTACCCGTAATGGTTTTGTATTCTTTCTGTAAGAATTTTTTTACTTCATTGATGGTTTGAACAACTTCATTTTCAAAACCATCATCTTTAAAGTCTCTCATCATAACATCAGATTGATAGTTGATGATCATTGAGTCTCCGTAGAATTTGACTTTAAATCCATCGATACATCGTTTATCAAGAAGAGGAATTCCCTCTTCTCGCATAAGACCAGTCTTGCGGATCTGTCCGTCGTGTGAGTAGTTTTCCATGTGCTGACCACCATCGTATGAACCGTTGGCTGCTGCTTGGGAAAGTCCCTGTATAATCTCTAATGTTTCTTTGCTCATTTGTTTGGTCTCCAACCTTTTTTCCATCTTTCTTCCCGGCCTTCTATCCATTGGATGTAACACTTGTAGCAACAATCAAATTTCGTCATGTAAAGATCGTCGACGGATTTGAATGAATAAGTGTTGCAAGTCGGGCATGAACGCTCGGATTCTTTATTAAGTAGTTCTTTTGAAATTAAAACTCCACCAAACTCTACTCTCTCGCTTTCCGATTTGTCATTGCGGTAGTTACTCTTAAGTTCAGCTAGATACTCTTTTTCTTTATCATCATCCCATTCAGACTTGGGATTGACTACAGCCTCTTTGCCATATCTTTCTGCTATTGCCTTTTCAACCTTAACAGCATAGTTTGGATCTTTACTCATCAGTTCTCCGAAATTTTATTAACAGCGTAGTAGGTTGCAAGAGAAGATGCTGTCCCTAAGGTAAAGCCTCCGAAAAAGATCCACATAGACCTTTTAGGGTTAACATGCTTACGTAAGGTTTGGATTTCCTGATCTCGGATCTCCATTAGTGCATCGTGCTTCTTTTGCAAAGTTTCCTTTTCAATGCCTAAATAGTCAATTTCTAGTTGTTTCTCCGCTAATTGTAGAGAATAATCTAACGACATTTGGATTTCGCATTGCTCCTCGGCGAACTCTTTTCCTGCTATTATTGAAGCCACTGCTTCATCATTAAACAGTCTACCACCAAAAGGAGCCGCCTGACCTTTATCGAGAGAGGTCATGAGCGGCTCAGCAGAGACTAATGAAATTAGTAGTAAAATCATTTTAGTTTTGCGATGTTATATTCTTCCATCAAGATACGATCAATAGCATCAGGATCTTCTTTTGCTTGTTCAACCAATTCGAGTTTTCTTTCAATATCGTGCCTCTCTAAGTCAGACTGTGCTTTGTTTCTTTTTTTCATCAAAGAAAGTCTTGATTCGGAATATTTCTTTCTTGCGAGAGCCTTCTTCAATCTCTCATCGGAAGCTGTCTTGGTGACAACCTTTATCTCTTCTTCTTTTGCTTTGACAGTTGTCTCAGCAATTTCAAGCTGACCATCTTTGCTCTTTCGACCTAAAACAAATACGGTCAACACTGTAAGTCCTGCTAAGAGGAATTCCCACTTGTCTTTTAACCAATCAACCATGACGCCACGTCCTTGCAAAATCAATTGCAGTTTGTCCACCAATATAGGTCACAGCAATCATGCCCCAAGTATCGGCATCAAGGCCTGCGCCCCAATAAAGTAGTCCAGTAGCCACACCAAATACAAGAAGCTTACGAGAAATAACTTTTTCTTGAACTGCATCGAGTACTCCCTTATCTTTTCTGTCCTGATAAAGAGCGCTCCGGATGTCATCCTTATGTTCATCCAGAGTCTCTTTGATCTTGTCTTTACAGTCAATAGCTGCTAGTTTTTCAGCCAACTCTTCTTTTAATCCCATAATAGAACTCCTATTTTGAAACTAAATAGTGTATCGTGTCACAAATTGACCTGTGCGTATCCATCGACCTTATCTATCTCAATTGTTGTGTCAACAATGTCTTTTAACGATTCCAAGTGTGTAATCAAAAGAACAGTCTTGAATTGAGTTTTAATCATTTGCAAAAGCCTAGTGAAGCCTTCCATATGTTCAGCATCAAGGGCAGTTGCAGGCTCATCCAAGATAAACCACGATGGTTTGGGTAGAGACGATACAGATATCAAGGCAAGCCGGATTGCCATTGATGCGATTGTCTTCTCCGCACCAGAGCCCATAGACAATGGACGTGGGTCATATTTGGGATGTTGTAGATACACTTCCAACTTGTCACCATCGTTGTCGAAAAATACTTGAAAATCAACAATAGAAGCAAGTATTTTTTGTATCTCTTCGTTGATCACGGGCATCATTGATTTGATAACTTCATATGAAATTCCATTTGCGTGTGTGGCTTGTACAAACAAATCATAAGCGATATAATCTCTTTCTGCGTCTTTGATTTGTTGAATACGTTCCTCGGCTTCTTCAATGGTTCTTTTTGCAGATCCTTTCTCAGACATGAATTCCAAAACTTTAGATTGACATCTTTTAATCTCAACCTCTTTGATTGATACGGTTTTACTAATGGCTTTAAGATCTCGGCGTAATGATGTAAGATTTTCATATGCTTCGATATTATCATTATAATAAGCGATGTCAGCTTCACAATCCGTGATACGTCGTTCCATCAAAGATACTTTGCCCTCACAGTTTTCCCATTTCAAAGACATGTTGCGAACTTCAGATTGTTCTCTAGCCAATGTGTCGCGCTGTACTTCATAGTCTCGAACAATTGCTTCCGAATAAACTTCGTTAACCAACGATGCTTTCATCTTTAAGTCTAATAATTGAGAGTTAAGATCCTCTATGTTCTGAATAACATTCACAATTGTGACTTTTGCTTCTTCTGCTTTCTTAACAAATTCATTGTTGCTACAGAAGCTACAGTCTGGGTCATACTCATGGTCATGCAACATGTCAATCTTAGATTGCAATCTAGATCTTTCTCGCTTAGCCTTTTCAGCAGACTTGTGGGTTTTGCTTATTTGTTCTTTGAGTAAGGACAATGTTTGCAATTCTTTCTTTGCTTGGACTGTTTCTTCAAGCAAACTAGGCAATCTAAGGCTTAAATCTTCGATCTTAGATCGTTTTGAGGAGATCTCGATAGATAGCTCGTCCATCTCTTTAGAGTTGCTTGAAAGCGATTTGCGAGCCTTTGATAATGACGACTTTACATCATCAATATCTATTTCCCTCTGCGATGCAGCGGCGACCTGATCTTGTATCAACCCTTGTTCTTCTACGAGATCAGATAGTCTCGCAGTATGTTTTGAACATAAGTTGTTTTGACCAGTGATGTCTTCAACGATTTCTTGAAACTCAGCCTTGGCACGAGCTAACTTCTTCTGCCAATCTACAGAGTTCAAGTGCTTTATGACACCTCTCATTTCGGATGAATCAGATTTAGCCAGCTTGTGCATCTGGTCAAAGATTTGCAGGTCTAGAAATTTTGCAAGTATCTCTTTGCGCTTGGTAGAACCTTCGTTCATGAAACCAAAAGAATCATTCTGTGCAGCTAAAGAGGTCATCATAAAGTCTTCTAGTGTACCAAAAGTTTTACGAATATTCTCATCAGTCTGATTTCGAGTGTCCCCATTCTTGGATTCTGCGTGAGTTCCTAGATTTAGTTTTGTAAAGTCTAGTGAAGTTTTCGCTGAGACGACTTCGCGTCCTTTAGACTTGCCGGTTGTTTTCTCGAGGCTTCGAGTAATTTTATAAACATCATCGCCGACAGCGATCTCGAGCTTACAAATAGCTTTTTCTTTGTTCTGATTGATGATATGGACATTCTTTCTTTCTCCTTTGGACGTCGTATTAAAAAGGCCAAACAAGGCAGCATCAATAATCGATGACTTACCAGAGTAATTTTTTCCAAAGATACCCACTAATCCATTAACTTTAGTGAAATCAATTGAATTTCCCTTTCCGTAATTAAATAGATTGTTCCAAGTCATTTTACGTATATCCCACAAAACATTTCTAGAAACGTCACTTCCGCCATTTACTTTCTTCAGATATTCTCGAGACAATTCTAAGACGCGATCCTTAACTTGTTTCTCAATTTCTTTATTTTTTAAAAAATCGATTAAAAACTTTTCTTGATTTTTCTCGTCTCTCATGTTTATTGACTTTCCATTCGCTCCATCAAGTACTCCTCCGAGAGATCCACGAGATCCTTTGTTGACAAAACTAACAGAATATGGGCTCCACTTTACTTGGGCGTAATCACATGCTCTTTTTAGTTTTGCTACAGGTAGATTGTAATTGGATACTAATCGAAGCCTTGCACCTCTAGGAACATTTGTTTTGGGTAGAGTGCCGTCTTTGTTAATGTCGACAGTGATAAACGGTCTAGGAGATCGAAACAATCTCTTGTCAATTGTGTGCTTATCTTTGGAGTGTATATTCCAGATTAAATAACCTTTCAATTCTGATTCTCCAAAGTTTTGTTGTACTGTAGATCCAGCGTACCACACTCTTTTCTCTTGATCTAAAAATTGTGTACGGTGAATATCTCCAAGCATCGAGTAGTCAAAAGATGAGAATATTGAAATGTCATCTTCACCATGGTCAAGAGAGAAATCGGAACCCACAAGACATCCTCTAATGGCTCCATGATACAATGCTATATTGATTGAGTTTGAATCAGACGGTTGTTGCCAATTATCTCTATCAAATACCGACAGTACGTTGAATGTTATTCCTGGTTCAGGAGAATACTCTCCAGAATTTTTAAGCAAGGTAAAGTTCGGATGCTTCATCGCTTCTATAATCGGAGTGACGGCATCTTGCCGATCACCGTTTTTAAGATTTCCATCATGATTACCTAAAATCATAATAGTTGGCGCAATGTCCGCTAGAGACCTTAAGAAGTTAGATGCTACTTCAAAGTACTCTGGTGACAATTGTGTCTTTGTGTGAGCTAAGTCTCCTGTGTGAACAATATAGTCTGGTTGCTCTTGCTTTAGGCTGTCATAAATTTGGCTGAATACGTGACGATATTCGTCGTGATATTTAAGGTTTCTAATGTGTGTGTCTGATATATGTGCAATTCGTTTCATTTATCCTCCAGGATTTTGTTTCGTACTTCTAATGTAACACGTTCATCGTTGTGTGTCAAGTAATTTTCTTCATCTTCTTCAAAGAAAAGTGGGCCACCCTCCATATATGTGAGAGATAGGGTGTTATACTCAAACCACTCAATAGCAGTTCCATACTCCCACTCATAATATTTTCGAGAACAATCCATTAGCTTCTCTGTGTCATAAACCAATCTACCTCTGTCAAAAGCAACTATTGAATTATTGTAACACTCTTGTGGTTCTATTACGATAAACTCATAACCTTTCTTGACGGCGTCGTCTATAAACTTATTCATGTTATACCTCCTGATGTATAAGATAATATAACACGTTGAGAGTTGCTTGTCAAGTTAACTAAGTAAAATAATCATCTCAGATGAGACAACCATATCGACATCTCCAAATAAAACGGCATACCATGTAATATCCTTACCCAGTTCTTCTCCAATCAAATTATTAAAGTCGATAACGTCTATAACGATACCTACATTTGGAATAGAATCTCCTTTGAATTCTTCCAAAAAAATAACCAATGATCCAACTTCAATCTTTTCCACACAGAACCCTCCACTACTAAATAGTGCCGAGAGTAGCGGAAGTTATTCGATGTGGCCGGTTCCTACAACAGACCATTCTAGTTGTATGTCAACATAACCATTGAGACCTTCATAAGGAACTCTTTGTTGAGAAAATCTTGTCATGTGGATAGCAGTTAAGGACCACGTAGGATAGGCCTGAAAGAAAGAGCCATCAAAAGACATGTAGCCACTATCTGGGCCAGAGCATGATGCAACGCCAAGAAGTTGACTTCCGTCTGAGGAGTAGGTTGCGATGGTGATATTAAACAAGTCCTCACCTCCAGACGGACCCCATGAGAATTGTGTTCCAAACTTTGACACAACGGCTGCGAAAGCATAGGATGGATCGACATAGCGCATCTCATAAGGCTCAATAAAGTCAAATCCGTGAATAGATCTGAATTGGAACGATGTTCCATCTTGGGTTTGTACGTTCATCTGAGTGTCTCGGTCATATTGTGATTCAGTCAAGAACCCACTATAGATGTTTGAGTTGTTGTTAAACGCTGTGAATGAGTTCGGGTTGCCAAAGACATTGATTGATGATCCGATGTTCTTTCCTTGTACAAAGATGGATACAGGGTTCATTGAGTTTACGCACTGTCCTGATGGTGGATACCATGTTGGGTGTGTCTCGCCTATTTTGTCGTGGAACTTTGCTTCGAACTGAATGGTGATCTCTTGGGACACACCCATGCATTGTAAGCATGCAATTTGCTCTAGATTGTAGTTTACAAGACCAACAGTGCCTTCTAGAGGCTCATTGGACGGTTCCGTTGATGGTTCGGTAGCCGGTTCGCTAGAAGGCTCTAGTGAAGGCTCTGTAGACGCTTCTGTTGTAATGTCTGCGTCATCAATGGATGTGTCTAAGACTTGGACCTTTTCTGTTGTTCTAATTCCGATGTCTCCACCGCAGGCCAAAAATAAGGCTAATAGCATAATAACTCCTAGTGCTCTATAACAATTATGTAGCCTAGGAACTCCCCGCGCTCATATTCTAGATCGTAGTAGCTCAACAGCGAACAAACAAGATCCTTCATGGCTTCTGAGTTTCCAGTAACAACCTTCATCCTACAGCGCCAATTGCTATTAATAAATAGTTCGAGTTTGCGTTTAGCGTCTTTATATCGAGAACCATGGAGATCTATTGTTTTCATTTTTAATCCAAAATAAAAAACCTCTCCGAAGAGAGGTTGAAAGGATGCGTGAGAGCTCCGAAGAACATAGGTTCTAAAAAAAGTGGAGATAAGGAGAGTCGAACTCCTGACCCCTTGCGTGCAAAGCAAGTGCTCTCCCAACTGAGCTATACCCCCACAATCACCTCTAAATAGTATGAAGCAAAACGTTTGGAATGTTTTCTTTTTGTATTCTCAGGATTTCTCTGTACCTTGAGATAACTGTAAAATAAGAAGATGGATCGCACTTAAGAAGCCAAGAATGCAACTGAGCGAATGTTTGCGTTTGGCTATACTTTATGTCTCCATAGTTCTTAGACAGTAGTTGTAGCGCATCCTCGGGGCACGTAATTGTCCATTCTGAGGTCTTTTTCTCTTTGATCCCGCTGAAGTGGCTAAAAGTGTATCCAACCTCTGAAAATAAAGCCACAAGAAACTGAGTTCTGTGTAATCCTTTTAGACCTTGTTCTCCATGGGAATAGTAAGACCACCTAAGCCAATCTATATCTCCAACCATCCAATCTATTTGAACGTAGTCTCCTGTTGGCCCGTCTGCATCATGTTGCTCAAAGCATGTAAAGATGTTACCAGCAGTGACCCTATCATTTACATCAATGTTGTTCTCGGCAATTTTACCAGAGATTATCGTCAGTAATGCTCGCATCTTTGACATTTGATATGTTGCAGTACGTGCTCTCTTGTGAATTTTTGTGTAGAGATCGTTCCAATCATCCCACTCAATTCCCCACTTGCCTATCTCTGAACTTGTAAAAGACCTGATGATGTGAGTTGTGTCAATAGCTAGATCTAGGTCACCAGAGACTTCTTTCTTACCGGCAGAACCTACTGGTTCAAAGTGTGTTAGACTTAGATTTTTCATCGGGAAAATTTTCCCCAATGCTTTCTTATATGCTTCTATTGTTGGCTCAACTCTATCTCTAGGGATTGCCGTTGCTGTGTTTTTAAAGATGTTACCACCCATGTTATCCTCCGTTGTTTTATATAAGATAACACGTTCTTGATAACTTGTCAAATGTTTTCTAAAAGTTTTTCAAAGAAATACATTTCATTCTTGATTGGTGACGCTGTCAGCATTCTTTCTTTAAACTCTTTCTCACCCATTTCGCCAACATCTTCTTCATCGATTGGAATCTTGAAAACTTCCAAGTCATACTTCAAAAGAGACTTGATGATCCATTCCGCCTTCTTCTCGGCATCATAGTCAAGAGCCATGTAGACTGGTGTGTCGTGAATAGCAATGGCTTGAAACAAGCGTGACTGCTCTCTAAGGGTCGAGCCAAGGATTGGAATGGCGTTCTCTCCTGCTGCGATGGCATCAAAAACTCCTTCGACAAGAACGATTGGTTCATCCCAGTCAATCATCAACTCATTAAAAACGATGTCACGATCCGCTGGAGGGTTGAGGTACCTATAAGAATGCCCAACGTAACTGCGAGCGATGAAGTAATTGCAATCTCCATCCATGTCAAACGACGGTATAATAATTCTTCCTGCATAACGGCCCTCCTTACAATAGCCAATCTTCCATTTTAATATTTCTCTTCGACCAATGCCTCGGGACGATAGATAGCGGAATGCGTCAGTTGTCTCGATAGGCAAGTCTTTATTGCACAATGAGATAAACTCTTCGGGCAAATCAATGTGCTGCTTCTCTTCGATGCTGTTAAGTTCTCTGAATAGATTGTCAAACTCGTTAAGATCGAGCCGTCCTTGTAATTCAAGATACTTTTGTCGTTGCTGGTATGTGCCGAACTTTCTTACAATTCGGTAAATGTTCTTGCCTCTCGCATCACAAATCCAACATTTCCAGTAGCCGTTTGCGAAGTTCACCGACATTTTCTTTTTGTGGTGATTGCAGTAAGGGCAGTGATACAAATGCTCATCACCCTTTTGATAGTAACTCCCAAGAACTTGGGTTACAATTTTTCTTTTGTCCTCGATCATAATGTCCTCCTGTTTATAATGTAACACATCGCAGAAGGTTTGTCAAGTAAAAAGTCTCCTAACCTTTTCCTCACTAACTCCGTCGGGTAAAAACTTTGCGATTGGTGCATTGTTTCTCAACGCCTCTCGGAAGTCTGTTGCTGATAAGTCGTCAACCATCTGGAACATCGGGGCAGTTACGTAATTATCATTTCCATAAAAGTAATCGCCAAATGATGCTTGATAGTTACAATCTTTGCCGGAGCATCCAAGACCGAACTTAGCATCTTCATTCTCATCACCCCAGTCAAAGCAATCCGCCAAAGGGTTCGTGTAGGTCTTCTTCTTGCCTTCTCTGAGCTTCGCACGGCGATAGTCTAGTTTGGGGTGAGCCATCAAACCATAAAGGCTCAGGACGGCTTCTGTTTGCTCTAACGTGATGTTGTCTCGTGACTTGTCTCCGCAAAATAAGATGACTTTTTCTACGTCTGGATTGTCGAGATAGAACTTGATGTAATCGTAGTGACCTTTGTGAGGTGGTTTGAAGCCACCGGGAATTAAAATTGTGTATTGCATATGTCCTCCGTGTCTTAGTAATGTAACACGTCACAGAAGGTTTGTCAAGTTAAAAGTTTAGATTATTTTAATTTTTGAAAAACTTCTAGCTGCTTGTCATAGCCATAGCGTCGGCCGATGGAGAAC